AAGAGAAGCCAAGAGAGACGCTAGGCCCTCCTCATCTCCCCAACTGGATGTCTCAGTACCATGCAGGTACGTTATCGCCTTACCGCGCCCCAGAGACCCCTTAGAACGCAATCCAGCCACCTGATAAAACAACCGACTGCGGTTCTTCAACGAAATGTGGTTTCTGTTGTGAGCAATAACAGGTACTTTATATTCTCTGGGTAACCCATCTATATACATAGACAAGGTACTTCTGAACATATCCCTGTTCTCTTCCGTATCTGTAGTCAACGTACCCTGTAATCCAGGGTGTACAAAATGCCAGTAAAGATCTAATGCCAAAGAAATAGTAGTTATCCCTAACTGTCTACCCTTTAATATCACAAAGAAATGAATATCATCCTGTAATCCCTTGGCTATCTCATCCATAATATATGTCTGAGTACCCAATAACCTATCCATCTTCCTGAGACCATGCTCTTTAGTCTCAATCTTTAACTCACTACAGAACTTGTAGAACTGCGCCAGATTAAATGACATGAATTTTTCTTGGGGGGGAGAACCGTTGGGGGCACGCACACACGGGGGTCAAGACCCACCTTACTTGGCCTGCCGATCTGTGGATGGTAGCACGTGTGGTTGGCGGCGCCCCATCCCAGACCGGGTACAGGGTAGGTGGTAGGGCATGGATCGACAGCTGGTAGGGGCAACAGGTCCGGATGGAAGAGGGTTCCAGAGAGGGAAAGGGGACCGGCCCCATTGTCGGGGAGAATGTGGCATCCTCCGTGCCGATACCCCAGATGAGCGTGGGTTGATACAGATACAGAACACCTACCACCTATATACATATATAGGACCTGTACAGGTAGACTACTGTACATCTGTACATTAGGGTAAGTACCTATAAAACACAGAACATAATCTGTGAGACTATATGTTCACTGGATCAGTTGAATCTAGATTATCTTATAGAGAGGTGTACAGTGAACGGTTACGAAAAGATCACAGAATCAATCATTGCTGAGCTTGAGAACGGGGCAGCACCTTGGGTCAAGCCTTGGAAGGCTGACAGCACGGCAGCGAAGAACATCGTATCTGGGAAAGCCTATCAAGGCATTAACCGGTTAGTGCTCGGCATGGGTTCGATGATGCCTGGATATACGCCGTACTGGGCGAGCTACAAACAGTGGGCAGAGCGTGGTGCTCAGGTTCGGAAAGGTGAGAAGGGAACTCAGATCGTGTTCTTTTCTCCGGTTACAAAAGAGCAGGCAAATTCATCAGGCGAGATCGAAGAGAAACAGTTTGCCGTGTTGCGTCTCTACACTGTTTTCAACTCTGCTCAGTGCGAAGGCGCGGAAGTGCCTACTGTTGCTGTTTCGGGATCGTTTGATCCTATCCAGGCAGCAGAGCAACGCATCGTTAAGACGGGAGCAGTGATCAGACACGGTGGTGATGCTGCTTTTTACTCACCTTCTCACGATGCGATCCAGATGCCGCACAAAGTGTCTTTCAACTCTCCTGAGAGCTACTATTGCACGGCATTCCATGAGCTGGGACACTGGACGGGAGCGAAGCATCGGTTAGAGCGTGAGTTCGGCGGTAAGTTCGGCAACCCTGCTTACGCTTTCGAGGAACTTGTCGCAGAACTGACGGCAGCGTTTCTGTGTCAGGAACACGGCATCGCAGGCGAGTTGCGCCACGCCGGGTATATCGGAAGTTGGCTGAAAGCCTGCCGTGATGATGCAAAGGCGATCTTTAAGGCGGCAGCACTGGCACAGAAAGCAGCAGATTACATCCTGAGTCTTGACGCTGAACTCGCTATCGCAGCATAATAGGTTGACGGGGAGATAATCTCCCCCTCATAATCTGTTCACTACCTTATCTTATCTGGGGTCCACTATGATCAATTATGATCTTCCGTTCATGAACGACGCTGGCGTTTTCTACCTGCCAGAGACCAAGAAATATTTTACGTTTCGTCCTACTACTGATTCCTGGGCGTTGAAGCATGATCTTACCCATGCCATCGACGTATTGGATGGAGTCAGGTTTGGCGTCGTGCGAAACACCGTCGCATATGTTGCCACTGATGAGGATCAGTACGGGAACCCCATTCTTGATCGCTGGTCGATCACGAAGCGTAAGGTTCTATCCAAACCTTGCACGGCATGAACCCCAGCGCCGAGGACATCCTGGATTTGCTGCTCGACGGAGACCCCGTCGTGTGGCACATCAGTCTGGAGGGTAACGATATCCTCGTGATCGCCACGATGGAGGATGGAACATCAAGACCCATATCAGTCCCCATGGCAGCCCCTACAAGCGATTCTGATCCGTCCGTGTAGGGTAGCATCAACCGAACCCTTTTCGGCCCGTGTAGGGCCATTCACAGCCCCTCTAGGGGTATTTCAATCGGAGAGTGTATGTTGTACGAAGAACTTAGAGCAAAAGCAGCCGAGATTCTGGCCCAGGCAGAGCAGGTCAAGTCGGAAGAGAGACAGAAAACAATTGACACTGTGCGTGTCATGATCCAAACCTATGACATCACTGCCCGTGACCTGGGTCTAGATAAGTCCCCCAAGGCTAAGACAGGCCCCAGGCCAGGACAGAAAGTAGTCCCCAAGTATCGAGACCCATTGTCTGGTGCTACTTGGTCGGGACGCGGCAAAACCCCCAAGTGGATCAACGGAGCTGACAGGTCCCAGTACGCTATCTAATCTCACCGGGGGATTGTGAGTCCCCCATCTTATCTGGAGTAATCATGCTACAAACCCTGATCGTTATTATGTTCTCACTCGGTATAGCATCAGCTATGATCGGTGACCCATTTATATGTGCAGTAGGATTGTCAAGTGCTATGTGCCTGATCATTATATTGATGAGGAAAGAAGCATGAGCAGCCAATGGGACCAAGAAGAAGTTCACGGCGAGTGGATCTCTAAGGAGGTCTACTTCAAGGACGGGTGGCCCTCTGTCATGAGAGACCCCATCACGCCACAGCGACCGTGGTTAGGGATTGACTGCCCCAGGTGCGGTCATTGCTGCCCACAGCTCCAGTGGGTCGGGCTGACGATGGCAGACATGGCTGAGTTACGTCGAAACGGACTTCACGAAATCAGCGATAAACACTTCCAAGCCATTGAAGCCAAGTTGCGGGAGAAGAACGGTGGATAGATTAGACATCATCCGCATGGCGCGGGAGGCGGGGTTCGCTGATGGGGTTGTAGATATTGTTGGGTTTGAAGGCTTTGCTAACTTCGCTAACCTTGTCGCCGCGCATGAACGAGAGGAGTGCGCCAAGGTGTGTGAAGATTCAAATACATGGGACTTGCATGACCCTAATGGATTTGCTGCAAACTTAATCCGCGCAAGGAGATAGAAATGAATGACTATCAGATGATGCAGATCTGGAGAGGGGTTAAATACCCCCAGAAGGAAATAGAGCAGAAGGTTCTAGAGTTCGGCAGGCAGGTAATGCACGAGTCATCCGATCACTACTACAATCTCGGCAGACGAGAAGCATTCCAGGCCATGAAGCCGGTACTACTGAAGGCGTTGAGTGCGCTAGATAGTGCACACTACATTCTGATGATTCAGCCCGTCACGCCACGGGAAGAAGCAGTAGCAGTAGATGATGCTATCAAGCACCTTAACGCCATCCTGGAGGTTCTATGACCCCTGACTGCTTCTCATCCCGCATGGAATACCTGGAGTGGATGCACACTGCCAGGATGCACCCACCAGCAACAGGACACGAGTACTGCGAAGACTGTCTGCCGGACTATCAAGCCAAGATGATCAGGGTTAGACGCTGCCAGTACCCAGGCACCACATTCATAGATCACGGTGAGGGCCGGGACTTCTCAGTCATCGGACGCAGACCACAAAAGATAGTCTGGAAACTGAAGGAAAAGAAGGGTTGATGTAAGATTAGGTTTGTTCGCTGTCTCCTCTCGGTCTGTGAGACCGTTCAGCCCAGTCCTTGCACTGGGTTTTTTTTTGTGTTAGGGTTTACCCGTTGCCGTGGAAAGCGACAGAGAAGACTTACTCATGCATCCTCCCCGCCGAAGGGGTTTCCACAGGGTGCAGCAGTAAGTCTTTTTTTTGCTCCACTAGACCGCACTCCTCGCGTCAGAAGTGGGCCTAGATGGGCCGCAGGGAAGAAAACATAGGCGAGGGATTACCACCCCCTGCAAGCCTCGCAGCGTTCCAGAGCGACTGCAAAAGCACTAGCCCTCCTGGGTGGTCTCAGGTCTAGTGTGAATGAATCTGGCGTCAAGCGTGCGCTGGTAGAGCTCCATGAGTGGCCCTACGGGCGGGGTGGTTGGCCTTACCACCTTGGAGGTTCTTTTGTCTAAATCTTATATATGTAGAGGTGATATGAATGAGTTGGCTCTTTTCGCAGGCGCTGGTGGAGGAATACTCGGAGGACACCTCCTCGGATGGCGCACAGTCTGCGCCGTTGAATGGGAACCCTACGCAGCTTGCGTACTTGCCGCCAGACAGAATGACGGCATTCTCCCGCCTTTCCCGATTTGGGATGACGTTCAAACCTTTGACGGAAAACCTTGGGAAGGACGTGTTGACATCGTTTCTGGCGGCTTTCCCTGCCAAGACATTTCAGCAGCAGGACGAGGCGCAGGGATTGACGGAGCCAGATCCGGAATGTGGTCACACATGGCGCGAATTATTGGCGAGGTACGACCCAGATACGTCTACGTGGAAAACTCCCCAATGCTCACTTCTAGAGGACTCCATCAAGTTCTCGGAGATTTGGCCGAGATGGGGTTTGATGCTCGCTGGGGCGTCATATCGGCAGCAGACGTTGGTGCTCCCCATCAAAGAGACCGAATCTGGATTCTGGCCCACGCCACGCAGTTGCAGCGCAATGGCGGCAACGATAACGCCGGAGTCTGCTTGGGCAGAGAATCGTTTCCCCAATTTGGAAACGATTGTGGGGCGCAGATTGTGGCCGACACC